CTGGTTGGTTAAATCCTTCATGTATTCGAAGTAAACGAACCCTTTTAACATCTGTTTCAACCCCTCCGAAATTACCGTCGTGTTTATATTTCCGTCCTCCTCGAATGGGTAATAAATCGCTTGATAATTTGGGCTCAACGGAACCTCTGATAAATCCAAATCGGCAATGAATAGTTTGTACAAATCGGCACCCAGTAAATCGATTAAATACCGTTTTACATAAATGTCGATGTAATCCTGAATCATTGCATTCGAGTACATTCCCCGATGTAATTCATATTTGCCAGTAAAATCCGTTGGAGTTATAAACATCTGTTATTTTTTTAAATTACCGAACCCTCGTTTTAGGAATAGTTTAACCATTTCGCCCGTTACCTTGAAAATTTTACCCTTTGGCATGTGCTTAGAATTACCGTTTGATTCGAATTCATAGACTAATTTGTCATCGATTTCGACCTCCACTTTAACCCCTCCAGACGCTTTTTTGGTCACCTTGACATCGGTTTTTTCCGTGTCAATTTCCAACGTAGCGTTGCCCTCGGAATCTTTTTCAAAAGTTACATCGACGTTTTTAGTGTCGATTTTGGCTTTTACTGGTCTTTTTTTGGTTGTTTTCTTTTCCATTTTGTGCAAAATTTAAGCGGGAAAACCCACTAATTATGGTGCATCAATTGCCGCGATTGCTGTTGCGATATCAGCCTCAACGAATGCGTTAACGTCGTTTCCTTTTACATAGGATACCAATCGAGCCTCGGCAAGAATTGTAACCATGTTTCGGGTGAAATCATCGTTTTCGTATCCAACCTGAAGGTTAACATCCTCGCGAAATTTGATGTTTAATTTGGTGAAATCCCCAACTACCAAAGTGCCAGCCGTAATGTTGTTAGAACTTACAACCATTAAACCAGCCACGTTCATGTTCATATCCCAAAACGCTGGATACGTGTACGCGCCGTCTTGTGCTTTGGTCAATTCGATTTTAGCGACGTCCTCTGGATTCAATACAACGTGCGTAGGCATGAAGTTAGCCGCTTCGATTTGTGCTTTTGCAATTCGAATAACGTCGGAAATGTTAGCCGATGGAACGGTAGCCGCAAATGAACCAGCAACGAACGTAGGTATGTTACCGATTAATCCAACCAATGAAGTACCGCCGCCACCGTTTAGGATTGCGTCATCGATGTTTTGCTCGATTGCCTCCATTAAATCCATATTGATTTCGGAACGAACGAACGCCAAATCTGCGAGCATTTCTTTGGATACCTTGATATATCCAGCAACTTTTTTAACCTCTTCGGATACCTCTTCGTACGATACCTGACCGTTCAATTTATCGCCAGCCTCTGAAACCCAGCCCGCTGTCGCTTGAACCGTTTGTTGAATGTAAGTAACGAATTTACTCAATGTAGTACCTACGTTTGAAATTTCACGCATCCGACGTATTGGTCGAGCGATTCGGTTAACTCCCGGCTCCAACGTTGAAAGGGCGACATTTCCAGAATAATCTCCAGTTATAGTCGTATCAACTTTTACGCTCATGTTTACCGCTTGACGCTTTTCGACACCGTCTTTGATTGCCTCCAGATTGTTATTAAACGTACTGATAAGGGCATCGCTTAACGATTTGTAGCCTTCTTTTTTTGGCTCGATTGCTTTTTCCGCCATTGCCTCGAGACGTCCTTCCATTCGGGCAATCGCTTTTTCGATATCCGCGCTTTTTTGCTCCATGCCTTTAAGCGTTTCAACGTCACTTTTTAGGGCTTCAACGTCCGATTTGGTCGCAACCCCTGTTAATTTTTCATCGAACTTTGCGTTGATTTGCTCCACGACTTGTTCTGGTGTTAAATTTTCCATTGTTTTGGTTTTGTTAATTAATAGAACTGATTACTTTACTCCAATTAAACCCCTCATTTTGCGGCTCGCTTTGTATCGAATGCTTTAAATCCAGCGGTTCGGACGTGGCAAGTGCGTACAATTCAGCGTTTAAAAACTTTAATTTCATTTCGTGTTGATATAATCGCTCATCCGACCCTTTTCCATTCGTTAGGGCTTTGATTATTGCGTTAATTTCCTTTTGTATTTTGTCGGCTTTTTCCTTCCGTTGTTCGGATTTCATTACTCCAACCGTTTCCGTTAACTCATTTGCACCCAAAGTAACCGCCGAACCTTCATATAATTTGACCTCAGTTATCATGAAGTAACCGCCGTTTTCGTTCTGGGCGTCATCAATCCATCGTATTTTGTCGGCGATATATTGAAAGCCGATGGAATGTTCACGAATAATACCGTCCTCGTAATCCAGAAACGCATCGTTTCCTACCGTTGACCTTCCCAATTGACCAACCGCAAAAAGCCCTTTATCGTCCTCCTGAAGCGTTAACCATTTGCCGATTTGCCAATCCCAATCGTGGTGCCGTAGGTATGCGATTTTACGATTACCAGTCGATTCCGGTCCGCGTTCCTGAATTGATTTACTAAAAGCCCCCTTTTTAATCATGTCATTATCGGAGTCGATATTATCGAAAATGCTCAAATAAACGGCAACCTCCCGCCGTCCTGAATCAATATCTTTTACTTTGCTTGCCGCTTTTGTGCGGTAAATGCTTGAATCCTTTGTCATAATATTACTTTTGATGCTTCGTTTATGTCGTATTCGTAAACCAAAACCAGCGTATTTATCGCGTTTTCTCTGGTCATTTCGCCCCTCGTTACCGCTCCATTTAGGTTAATGATTCCCTGTGCGGTTATATTTTGTGTCTCAGCGGATACCTTTTGCGCCGCATATTTTGTTTGCTCGTCGTCCTGAAGTACCGGCAAATGTGAAAAATCAGCGACCAATTTTAAGCCCTCTTTATCCAGTTGCATTTGGTGCGCAATCGAATCGTACATTTGTTGCGTCTCTGGGATTATTGTATCTTGATAAACCATACGAATCGAATCCCTAACGTTTGTGAACGTCGTTCCCTTTTCACTTGAAAATAGGTTATAATGTAACCCGAACGCATCAATCAATGCTATTTTATCCTCAGTCAATTCCTCGAATAACATTAAATCGCGGGTCGGATAAGACATCGGCGTCCAGTTCAACTGGCTTTCTGTTATCATCAACTCGTCCTTAGAGCGGTTATACCAGCTCTTTTGTATCTCGATTTTTTCCTCTGGCGTCATTGGAATCGCACCCCCTAAATCCGATTTTTGAGCCGATAAAATACCAATTGCCCCGATATTTTCCAGTAAAACGTTTCGTTTGTGGTAACTGGCTTTGATATTGGAAAGGGGATATTTCAACGCATCAATACGCGACGTTGGTTTAATCATGTTCATTCCGTCGGTAGTCGTCAAATAAATGATTTCGTCTAAGGTTAACCATTCGGAGCGGTTATCATCGTAGGCAAATTTAAAGCGGGAAATCATGCCGTCGATATCAATCTGTTTTAACGTTTTTCCCGTCGTTTCAATCATTATTTTATTCGAAGGTAGGGTAATAAACAAGTTCCTGATATTTCCCGTTCTTTTTGGTGAATAACCAAAGGCATTTGAATACAAACCGTCGTTTACTGACAACGAATAAACAACGTCTGACCAACTTTGAATTGGATTTGGGCGTTTAATTAGGTCGTTAAACCAGTGATTTGTTACTTCGTTGCCTTCAGCGTCGAATAAACGTGCCTCGTTGGACGACATCATGGACGCTCTTTTACTTACTACCGCCCGTAACTCTGGAATCGTTTTAAAATGCTCCCACGCTTTGTTCGTATCAATCCAAACCGCGTTTTTTACCCCCCACATTTGATTAACGTGCGGCGCAAAATCCGACCATTGATTAATAAATCGGTTTTCTTTGTACGGGTCAATCCCGAAAAACGTCTCCCACCAGCTTAAAGTCATTCGCCCATTTGATTAAATTTCAATCAAAATTACGACAAATTTTTAAACATTGATTGCATGAACAGCGCCAACCCAGCAACGCAATCCGGTGCATCGTCGTGCTTGTTCTTTCCTTCCTTTGAGAACGTGAACATATTCGTAAGGAACGATTCGCTTTCCTGACGACCGTCTCGAACGAATACCATGCGGTTATTTATAAATGCCGCTTGCATGATTATTCGGGTTAACTTGTTCGTGGTATTGGCGACCTGAAGGATTTTTGTTTTAGTTAACGTCTGGAGTGAACGAGCGAACATTGCCCCCATGTTGTTGGATTCAACCCGACAGTAATTAACGTTCCATTTGGTCAATATTGCGGCGGTCAATGGTATTGAAATGTCGGTATTATCGCGGGTGAATAAATAATCCACAACAAACGGTTTATTTTTAACAATGGCGGCAATGGCGACCGCCGTGTAATCCATTCCAGTATCGCTTACATCAACGTAACCCACGCAACCTTCAATTGGGTTTGTTTTAATAAGGTCATCAAATTCGGCTTTTGTGATGAATTGCACCCCAGTAAATAACCTCCCTTTCATGTCGATAGGTTCCTGTTGGTATTCAGCGAGCCAAATTTCTTTGGACATTCTTTTTCGTATTTCATGGTATTCACTGGTTGTCAATACGTCCTCGCAAAACGATTTTTCCTGTTCATCCAGCGCCTTTACGATAATGGATTTATCGTACTGGTTCGCTTCCATGCTTCGACCAATAATATCGTTTAGCGTCCATCGTGTGCCGATATCAATCTTTGCGCATCCAGATTCCAACCTCGAATCGTGCGTTGATTCCTTCCATTGAATAATTCGGTCGTTTACCGTATCGCTCAACGCGTCCTCGATTCCTTTGTAAAGGTCGTCAGTTATCGCCACGTTTGACGCTCCAAATCCGATAATTGTACCTCCAACCCCAGCACCAAAATACCCGACTTGTTTTGATTTGTTGGTATTCCAGCCTTGTAGGTTCGCTTTATCATCGGAAAGCCTTGTATCCGGGAAAACAGCACGAAATTTATCGCTTTTGAGTATCGCCCGAACGTCATAACTGAATTTCAGGTACAAAGTAGCGGTACACGCGTTCCTCATAACCGATTTTTCAGGGTTTTTCCCTATGCTCCATGCACAAAATAACGATGTAATATAGGATTTTCCCGCTCTGGGCGGCATCGATACGCTTAAACTGGTTATTTTGCGGTCCTCGATATCCTGAAGCCCCTCCGCAACTTCGCGTAAAAAGCCTCTTTTACTAAAAAAATCAGCATCGTAAAACATACAAAAACCCCAAAACTTTCGTCTGGATAACTCCATTTTAAATAGTTCCCGTATCGCTTCCTTTTTATCATTCATTTTCGTTCAAAAAACGCTCTATATCTTCGGTCGTTATATCGGTTAAATCGATATTTGTAGATTGCTGTTCGACGTAACTTTGGTTCAATCGTTTGTGGTCATCTGGTTCGGCAATGATTTTAAACGCCGCAATCTGAAGGGTCGCATTTTCGCTTTGAATCCATTTTTGCAATAGGTAATTCGTTCCCTTTGCTCTATTTTGAAAGAATGCGTCTTTTATTGCGTCCGATTTGTCCAACGAATGAACGTAAGCGGTTGACCTTACAAATGAAAGTGAACTCCAATCGATATGCGCCCACCGCATCCACTTAAATTTCTGGATTGCTTTTATTAATTCCTGTTCGTACTGTGTTGATTTGCTCATTTTCGCGTTTTTTTTATATATTTTCGGGGTTTGGCATTTCGCTGTAATTTCGCTGTTTATTTAAACCATTGATTATATATTTCAGTTGCTACCTGTGCAGTCATTACTGGAGGTACTGACATACCAATTAAATATTTTGGCTCAATCTTTTTAAAGTTGTAATCAAGTGGATAGGTACCAGCCATTTTTAATTCATTATTTTGTAACTGTCTTAATTGTTTTGGGTGATACAAAGTTGAACCACTTGCTATTGTATTAACTACGCATTCGTAATCTAATTTTATTGAATGAAAAAAATGACCTTTAGGGTGCACTGTACTTATTGCTGCATTTGTTTTACACTTATCAATAAATGGTAAATCACAATTTCTTGGTTTAAATTCAAAATTATTTAGTATTCCTTCGTCTATTGCTTTAAATGGTATCGCTTCTTCATTAAATTTTAATTCTAATTTAGGAAAATTTAAATCATTTCTTTGACATATAAAAAATACTCTTTCTCTTTTTTGAGGCACTCCCATACTTGCAGCATTAAGTAAAAATAATTGAACTTTATATCCTGCCTTTTCAAATTCGTCTTTTACTCGTTTTACATAAGTCTTTGCATTGCCTTGTAACATTCCTTTGACGTTTTCAGCAATCACAACTTTCGGTTGTAATTTTTTTGCAAGTTTTATATAATCAAAAAATAAATCGTCTAATCTTTGCTTTGCTTGTCCCTCACGAAATACCTTTTCTTTTCCCCAGTCCTTTTCCCTGTTACCTGCCATCGAAAAACTTGAACAAGGCGGTGAACCGTCTAAAATATCAAGGTTGTATAAATCTTCAGGAAATTCAATCCTATTTGCAAATTCTCGTATATCCTCAACAAATAAGTATTTAGGATTATGATTAATTTTATATACATCAGCAACTTGAGGGTCTATTTCAACACCTCCTAAATGTTCAAAGCCTGCTAACTTATAACCCATTGTAGACCCACCACCACAAATAAAAGTTCCAAATACTCTTAATCCGTTTTTTTGTGGGTATCCATCTTTTAAATACCACTTATAATTAAATCTGTGCTTATTCATTACCTAATAATTTCCAAATTGCTTGTTCAGGGGTTGCTGCTATTTCAGATAATTGTTGTTTAACAGTCCAATATTCAGTTTCAGTAAAATTTAATTTAATAGTCATTGTTTCGTCTAAACTATCAATATCAATTTCTTCATTTTTTTCTGAATAATCTACATTGTTAAAGTTAGGAATATCTAATCCCCAATCGTCTAACTTTTCAACGTCCCATTCATTTGCTAAACTATCCCAATCCCATTCGCCAAAACCGACGTTATCTTTAATCAAAAATTCGTTTTTCTGTTCTTCCGTCCATTCATCCGCCAAAATAATTGGAACGTGGGAATATTTTAATTCATTTAACGCCTTTAAACGCATGTTTCCACCCAGAACGACATATTTACCGTCTTTATCGGTGAAAACGATTAACGGGCGTTTATTTAACATATCTGGGAACTCCTCAATGGATTTTACCAACTGGTTAAATTTTTCGTCTCTAATTACTCGCGGGTTTTTTGGGTTCGGTTTTACCTCCGAAATTTGTACGTGTTTCATTCCTCTGGATTTAATCGCTCAAATGAATCTGGAGCGAATTTTTTTAATACTGGGTCGGTTGTTTTTCTGGGCATTTTTTTGCGTTTTTTCCGTTGTTTTAACGCTTCGATTTTATCGTGAATATTCATTACCACCAAATCAAAGAAAAGCCCCACCAAAACAGATAAGAAATCGATACCACGATAACCGTCAAAATTATTTCCGATACATTCATAACTCGTTAAATAAAATGTGATACGTCCAAATGCACAATTGTAAAACCCCCAGAACCAAACCGACAACAATTACTCTGGTAAACGATTGTAGCATTAACTGATTATTTCCAGCCCAGTCTTTTATCGATTTGTGCTCGATATGAGGGCAAAATAACATAACGCCACGGTCCAACATGAACAACGTGTAAAATATCGGCATCAAAGCCAATCCGATTATAATTTCTTTCCTTCTTTTCATTCTTGTTAATTTAAAAAAGGGGATTCGTAAACCCCCTTCCAACCACTATAAAACTAAATCATCACGTTCCAAATGTACGATTTTTTTTTATTCTCCGTACTGGTTCAAATATTCACCTATGCGCTCCAACGATTTCGAATGTATTCCTTTTTTATCATTGCTATAAACGTACATCCATAGTTGCGACTGGTGAATTTTGCATCGATAAGCGATTTGGTTTAAAGTTACTTTGTGCTTTTCCATGTGGTTTAACAGTAACTTTTTTACGTCCTCGTTTATGGTTATTAAATTAATTCCTTTCATGGCTTCAAATTATATCGGTAAATCGTCCTTGTAACTCATTGCGGTTCGTTCCTGAAAACTGGAGTTATTCGTTAATATCATTGTCCAGCCGTTCAAACTTAAAAAACAGCGGTCTTTCCAAACCCTTCCGCGAAGGTTAACGCCGATTTCAACCTCATCGCCGACCTTCAGGTTATTAACCAACTCTATTTTATCATTGATAAATTGAACCGGTAGCACTTCGCTGAATTTTCCGTCGGTTGTTTCAACCCAGATTTCACGAATAGTTAATTTGTCGCTTTTTTGCTCTGTCGCGCCTATCGTGTGAACGCGCCCGTTTACTTTTGTACTCATTTGTTATTTGATTTTAATTATTGATTTTTAAAGGTTTCGTTGTAGTATTGTTCGGCTGTTTCTTGCACATTATTTGTATATTTTGAATTTATATCAATACCGTACATAACGGCATCTTCAATATGTTCTTTTTCCATTTCTTTGGCTTGTTCGATTATTTCATCGAATAATTGCCAATTTTGATTTATAACAATTTGACCTAATTTGTCTTTTAATTGTTCCGAATACCATTGTACAGCTGTTTTCATATCTGGTCGTAAATTTCATCGTAATAAGCCCGTGCCATTGTTACCGCTTGTTTAATCCTTTGAACGTAATTATTATCGAATTCAATTACGTAACTTTTCAATCGCTTATCGACTGGGATATGGTCAAAGGTATGCGCTTTTCGTACTTTGTCCTCCGCTAACATTTCCAGTTCGTCAGTTGTTAAATGGGCGAATTCAGGACGTGCGCACATTCGGTAATATTCACGGGTTTTCAAATCGTATATTAAATGCTCTGGAGTATTCGTCAAGGCGTAAACCAGTAACGATTCCGTTCGATTGTAAAGCCACATATAGCACTGAAGTTGCGCCACGTATCCAGCATCTGGTTTTTCTTTGAACCATGGAAACGTAGTACCGTCAGCCGAACATTTTATATCCGCTAAAATATCAGCCGTTACGACATCCGCCTCCCCAGTAATCCAGCCATTTGTTACCCGTTGTTTCTGGATGCGTTCGGTATCCAGCCAGCCGTAAACATTGGTCGCCATTTCAACCCCGATAGGTTCGTTAATAGTTCCCTTTTCCATTTGCCACGTATTAACGTTCTGTTCAATTCCGTATTTATTTTTCAGTACGTACTTTTGAACCTCAGATTTAGCGGTTTCGCTTAACTCTGGAACGGCATCCCTTTTCGAACGCAATTCCATTAATCGGTCGGCTTGTTTGTCGGTTAATTTTACTTTATTCGATAGTTCTTTTAATTCCTCGACTTGTTTCTGGGTTAAATTAACCTTTCGATTTTCAGTTAAAAGAGCGCCCATTGACGACGCTCTCGGGATAAATTCGTGATTCATGTTATAAATTGTTTATTGTGGTTAATTGTTCGGTTGTTAATGCGTACTTTGATTTAATATCGTCCTTTGTACGTTGACCCGTTTTGATGTAATTTAACGCCGTCTGAAATTGTTTTTCGTTCAATTCGTAAACTGGGTTCGTTTGTGTTTCGTTAACCCCTTCGCGTGCCGCGTTTCCGTCATCGTCCACGGCTTGCATTGAGAATAACGATTGAAGGGTCGCACGACGAAAATAAGTACAGCACGCAATCAATTTTTGCGGGTCGGAAATAATGGGTAACTGTAATCGGCTTTCGATATATTCCCCAGTATCGCATTGAATAACCCGACTAACCACATCGCCGTTTTCAATTGGCTGTAATAGGATAAAGTCGTACTTCATTAATATCGGTTCAATCGCTTCGATTATCGTGTTCAAATCGGCGTATTTTGATTTGAAATAAGGGTTATCGCTTCCCTTTGTTACTTTGCCCAGTTCCTTTTTTATCTTCCAAATCGAATGATAAATTGATTGCGGTTTTGGAATCGCGTCCTCGAATGATTCGATTGGTTCGTTAACCTCGTTAACTGGTTCTGTTCTTTTGCTCTTTTCTCGCATGATATTGGTTTTTAATTAACGTTTAATTTTTAGGATTGAAAAGCCAAACATCGATATTTCAAACGTTCGGTCGTTTACTACATGAGTAACTTCGTTTTGAATTGGTTTATTTACCGTAAATATCGCCTCCGGTTGGTTTGTTAAATACTCTGATTCGTTTAGTTCTGGTTCTGAATTCAAACCGATTGAACGCTTGTAAAGCGCTTTTTGTTTGTTATATTCAGAAACAAACGTTAAAACATTGGCAATAACATTCGGCATTGGTTCGGATGCAATCCAACGGTAACCCTTTGTCGTTATTTCAATGGCTTTTGTTTTAATTAAAGCCGTTACAACGAAATTGCTTACTTCGTGCTTTCTGGTTATTTCACTCAATGACACGGATTCGTTAACCCTTAATTGGAATTGAATGTCATTAAAACAATCGTAATACTTTTTAATTGTTTTCGGTCTCGGACCTCTTTTTTTGTATTCCATTTTCTCGATTTTTAGGAATTATTTTGCGTTATGGATGCGCAACCCCCGTATTAATATTAATCGTTAAATACGATGTATTTATTTATTTCACTTTCTGAAATTGGAAAATAACGCATTTGCATTATCGAATACCGATAGTATCGTTTTCCAGTTTTGGTCATTTTTGAGTAAATAGCAAACATTTTTCCGTTTTCGTACTTAATTGTTTGATTTGTAAAGGTCATTTCGTT